TATCAGATGTTGGGAATCCAGATGTTGTCAAATCTACTTTTGCATAAGTATATCCACTTCCACCTTTAGAAATTGTTATTGATTCTACTCTTCTCTGACTATTAATAACAATTGTGGCCTCTGCACCTATTCCATCTCCGACTATTTTTACACCAGTATATGTTCTATTTGCTGGTCCAACATTAGTTCCTCGATTTAAAATCCTAGATATTTTTAATTGACCACTAGTAGATGCATTATTTCGAATACTAAAATATTTTGAATTAGTTTCCCAATTTCTAGGAACGGGCATAAAATTTATAGAATCAAATTTTATAATATCATTAGGTTCTATTGTATAAAGATATTTCCAAACATATCCATCACCACTATTTCCAGCTGCTCTTGGTTCTAAATCTGTGAAAGTTGGTTCATCTAGAGAAGGTTTTCCTTCTGGAGTTTCTGGTGAATATCCATTATTCAAACAAATATACACCTTGTATTCGGAAGTCATTACATAATAATTTGAAGAATACAATGAAATTGTTTCTGATGGCAAAGATTCCGAATCTCTAGAAATATTGTGCCTATACATATCATAGACAATCCCAGAAGACCATTCAATTTTTCTAACTACCTGCCTAACATCATCATTATTAATTTTTTTAAGAGCAACTATTGTATCCCAAGTGTGATTTTCGTCATTAAAACAATCTCTAGGTGAGGGTGGATTTTCATCCCATGTTTGAGAGTATGAAGATGGATTCGTCAATCCTACAAAAGTATAATATGAATTTGATGGAGAAGTAATATTTGAAACAAAATTTTTACAATTACTAATTCTCAATTGATCTGTTATAATTGCTGCCATTTTATTTTATCCTTATACTAATTGAAAAGAAGTTGAACCAATTCCTGCAACTGTAAAAACTATTCTTCCTGTAGAAACAGATATTTTTACTGGTGCAGTAGTAATTCCACTAGCAAATCCATCTGTAGCAGTTACAACTCCAGTGACATTTAATGTAGATGCTGAAATATTTCCAACAATAATGTTAGGAGACCCAGTAAGTCCTTGGGAAGTCGTAGAAATTCCTGAAGTAGAAGCATATCCAATGCTATTAGTAATAGTTGTTCCATTACCGATAGCATTATAAATTTCATTAAAATTATTATTAATTTTAACAGCACCTTCTAAAAGACTGTCTCCAGCCCCATCATTTGGTAAAATCCCCGTATTTATACCTAATTTTGCCATTATAAAAAATAAAGTTTATATTTGATATTTATAATCAAATCTACAGTAGATAATTTAAATATTTTAATGGATTAACTCTTCTTATAATTGGTGAAGTAAATATACCAGAATATCCATTCTCTTCGTATGCTGAAAAATTTCTAGATTTAGATCTAGATCTTACTGGATCCAAAATAATTCTGCCCCAAGTAAAATCTCCATAATAATTGTTTATATCATTATAAGAATCAAAAGAAATTTCATTATTGTCAAATGTAATTGAAATTGAATCAAAAGTTTCCAATAAGTCCTCATCATATTTAAATATTCTTGTTTTGATGGATGTTACTGTAGTAGATCCTATCCCATAAACAGTTTTAGATTTTGTAGTTACCGAATAGACTTGGAAAATATTATCAATATAATTTGTAGTAAATCCTATTATAGTTCCATCATTTCTTAAAGAGGTTACTCCTGATCCAATATTAGAATTTTTTACAACAAAATAATAATCAGTCTGAATTCCACTAATACCAGTTGTTGTTATTCCTTGGTTTAAAGATGTAGATCTTAAAATGGAATCTAGGGGTATTATGACTTCAAATTCAAATGCAGTTAAACCAATTCCAACAGTAGTAACAGAAACCCCGACGATATTACCAAAATCTCCCTCATATGTAACATTTTTAATTTTTTCATATTCAAAATTTGGATTTTCAATTAAAACTTGAGGTGGAATAGAAGAAATATACCCAGATCCTGGATTTACTATAATTAAAGAGGTTACAATCCCAGAAGAAATCGATGAAATTGCAACGGCATTTTGGGTATTATTGTACCCAAAAGTTCCTGAAATAGAAACTAAAGGATTAAACGTGTATCCATATCCAGAATTTACAATATTGATGGCAGAAATTGTTCCAGAAGTAGAAACAACAGCTGTTGCAATAGCTGGATAAATTGTGTCTTGAGATATTATTTCTATGGTGTATTTGGAACTATTTGATGCATTTTCTTTTATAGAATCAAAAAATAATTTAACACTATCGACGTGTATTATTGTAGATGATGTTGAAATATTTTGTATAATATTTGATACTGGATTAATTAATGGTTCATAAATTATCCTATCTTTTGTTATACTATCTCCATTTATTACGATATCATTCCTTTGCTTACACCATTCAACTGGTCTTATTATAGTTTCATCATCCAAATTACCTGGCCCATAATACACATTTGTTACTACGGAATCTGTAGATATAATTTCTTCAACTATTCTAGAATTTTCTGTCAATTCTAAAGAAGAATCATTTAATTGTAAATAATCCCCAATTTCTATAGTTTCTAATATATCAACTTCGACAACATCTATTCCCCCAGTTCCTCTGTAGAACATAATTGTACATGTTGTTCCTTCTGGAAGTGGCTCGGCAAATCTAATTGTACTTCCACCTTTAAATATGTATCCTTCACCAGGGACTTGTAATACATTATTAATAAAAACTATTAGTGTTGCTTGAATATCAATGTTCGATCCTTTTTTTGCACGTAAAGAAACTTGCTGTCCCTGATATTTGATAGGAAATACTTTTCTCACTCCATTGAACAATAAGTCAATTTTATCTAAAATTTGAATATCTCCGATAGTCCATCCAGTGAATGTATCCCTATACACTTTATCAATATAAATTTGAAATTCTTGGAAAGTTGCAGATGGATCTGTAGGTATTCCTACACTTCCTCCCACATCAACTGTTAATATTTCACCATTTCCATATGAATATCCATTGTTTATGATTTCAAAATCAATAACTTTTCCTTCTTGTCCCATAACAATATTAATGTATGCATTAGTTCCAAATCCCTGATAAGATTGAGAACTATATTTTAATGGTAAATTATAATAATTTAATGGTGCATCAAAAATAACTTCTGGTGCATTTGTTGAAGTATATCCTGTTCCTGGATTTGTTATGGAAACTCCAACTACTCTTCCATCTAAAATTGAAGCCACCCCTACAACTTCAATTTGCCTAATTCCAGTGCTAGATGTTGCTACAGATACATTTACTGTAGTTTGAATTCCAGATCTATATCCAGATCCACTATTACCAATACTTATTGATTGTATTGTTCCAGCAATAGAAACTAAACATGTTCCACCAGCTGAAATTAATGGTTGATATCCACCCCCAAAAGTAGATCCGACAGAAAGTATAGATCCACCAATTGGTAATAGATAAACATTTGGATCCAAATTATTTTGAGTAGTTCTAGAGGTAAATATAATATTAGTTTCTCCAGAATTTTCTTGTAAAGAATAGCTTCCAGTTATAATTCCAGGTCCAAACCTAGATGGGTCTTGAAATATACCTTTAATTACAATTAAAGCGTTGCTAGTGGATATTCCATTAATATTATTACCATTAACTGTAAGTTCAAACTGAGTTGCTATTCCAGTAAATTTTTCAGAAATATCATCAAAAATATAATTTTTTTCATAAGATTCTTCATTTCCACCTTCTATTCCAGATCTCATAAAAACTCTTCCACTAAATGAAGAGCTACTAGTTATTCCTACATAATCTCTATCATCAGGTCTAGTAATAGGTGGTCCTATTATATTTGTAGGAACAGTTAAAGGAACTTTTCCGTAAGGAGCTTGAACAAAATTGAGAACATTATCTACAATATTAAAACTCCCTTCTAACTTATAAACCATCGATCCTACAGTGTGACCAGTTGCAACAGTTCCCAACCATGGTCTTCTAACTAATATCCCATTAGATGATTGGATTCCAATATTTTCGATTAGCATAATTTCATCATCTATTTGTATAATATCGTTGGTGAAAAATGATGTTATACCAGTAAAATAAATGATAGTGTCATCTGGCAATGCATTCCCCAATAAATTTGTAGTTACTCCTGTGGATACTACAGGAGTTTGTATCATATTATCTACACTAATTAAAACTTTACCATTTTGTTTTTTAGATATAAAACTATGCACAGAACCTATTCCTATAGATCTCAACTCTAAAGGAATTGGATTAAAAGAAAGTGCATTTTCTGCTGTAGAAGATAATCTTATAGAGCTATCATTTATTTTTATTACATATACACTTTCTGGTAAAAGATCAGTTACTCCAATTCCTGGAATTGAAGTAGTAGCAATTCCTATTCTTCCACTTGGATTTAAAACAGAAGATTGTGGAACTTTGTACTCAATGTTTTCCCCAGATACAAAATAATGATTTGGTAAAATAATTTGGTTATTGACAATATCTACAATATCAGTATCTTCTGAATCAAATTGTTTTTCAAATATATTATTTCCTTTATGCGTTATTTCAAAACTTCTCTTAATATCATTTTCTGTGCCAAAGTATGATCCATTCATACTAGTTACAGAGGCATTATTGAGATTTATTATAGAACTAGTATTTGCTAAATCTACAACTTTTAATCCATTTTGAAAAACTCTAACTTCAACATTGATGTTTGGATCTGGTGTAAAATATAACTCATGCTCTAAGGTTGTTGGAGAAACCCAAGCAGTAAAAATTCCAATTATTCCATTAGTGCTTACAATACCAAATTCAGTTAAAAATGCTTCTTCATCATCTGCAATTAAATTCAATTCTGAAACCTGATATCTATTATTAGTTTTATCTTCTATGCTTACAATATAATAAGAACCCTTGAAATCTCTTAAAGTTTTGCTAATTCTATTTCCAACAGGAGTAGAGGTCGATGCTATTGACAAATAATTACTATCTAATATAGCCGTATTAAAATTAAATGTTCCTATTCCAGTAGATGTGCTTGCTAGAGCAATATTTACAATATTTGCAGAATATTGGACATCAAGTGGTTGATTTGGTATAAAACTAACAACAATATTAGATCCAGAATAGTAAGGATAATATGTTCCAAGGCCTTCACTAACGTCTATCAATAGACTATCCGTATTTAATTTTCCATATTCGCTTATTTCTATTTCAGTTCCATTGTGAATTATAGTCAATTCATTATATTCAAAATAACTTTGATCAGAGGCTGATAATTCTATTAAAATCTTTGCAGATCTATAAGTAGATCCTATTCCAGATATTATTGTTGGAGATGATGTAAATTGGGGAATTATAACTTGATCAGTATCTATAAAAACAATATCTCCAAAACTAGTAGTTCCTATGCCAATAATATCATCCTTTATATTATAAGAAACTCCACTAATAGTGTAATCATTTCTTTGGAAGTATATTGGGTAAAATACTAGATATCCCTCATCATCAACGATCGTAAAATCAAAGTAACCAAGATTTCGAGTAGTTTCAACTCTTCCATATTGATTTAAATATCCATAATTATTATCATGTACGAGAGAAACTATTAATAATTGCCTTTCATCTACAAATCTAGAGTCTTTAATGTATAGAATATATTTCCTAGCTCTAACTACATCTACTCTAAACGAATCAACAATGCTAAATTCAGCTGATCTTGGATTGCTATTAAATTGATCAGTTATATCATCGATTACTAAAACTCTATTTCCAATAGATTCAAAATAATCTTGAATCGTTCTAGAATTTAAGTAAATTTGATTTGATACTAAATTATCATCTACATAGTAATAATTTTCAGAGGCTAAATCAAAATCATGAACACACTCTAAATCAATAGAAGAAAATATATTTGCAATACTAGTGAAATTTCCTTGATCTTGAGTTGTACCTATTCCTGAAGATGCATCGATGCTTTCCACCGATAAATCGCAGAAATTTTTAAATCCAGAAGTATGATTTAAAGAATTAACCCTATCCTCCCAGTCATCTAATTGAACGGTTGTTTTCAATGAATAAGAAAAATATTGATAATAATCACTATCATGAATTCTTTGATAACTATCATTTAAAAATCCAGTTTTTTTCATCCATCCTTTCTTTTTAATGGAAGATGCATTAACGTCATAAATTGCTTTAGAGTCGTATATTTTTAAAATGTAACATCTTGCTTTCGAAGTGGATCCTTCAATAATTTCACCAACAGAGAACTCATAATCGTAAGAAGAAACTTTTAAATAATCACTATCCAAAGACCAGGATTGAATAACTCTTGTAGTCTGAGACTCTTTAATATTTTCACCAACAATGTATTGATTTTTAAGTATAGAAATATCAAATGTAGGAAAATAAGATTCTGGAACAATTATTCCACTGCCAATAACATCATCAAATATTCCAGGACTTTCTCCCGATGGAATTAAATTATTAAAGGAAACAGTTACTTTTGGATTTTGTCCTCCGATTTGAGGTAAATTAGAAATTACTGTGAATAAATGGTAGTTATAATTTTCTGAGTTGTATCCATATCCTTCTCCAGAAATAGAAACATCCTCTATTAGAATTCTAGATCCCACCGTAAAGGGGAATGCAGATAACGTACTAAATCCAACTACATTTAAGGTTATTTCTGCTTCCTTAGTAAAATCATTATATACAATCGATTGTATTTTGAATCCATTTGTGTTTCTTATTGGTATTGCTTTTGGAACTCTACTTCTAAATCCCTTGGAATTCTTTAAAATATTTACATTGGGTGGATTTAAGGAATAGTTTAAATCTATATCTTTAATAATTTCATTAGATACATCATCTTTAAGTATTATTTTTGGAGGTAAAGTATAATTTTTACCTGGATTTACAACTATTATCGATTTCAATTTAGATAATAATTCAATTTCTAAAATTATTGGGGGAGATCCGATGGGTCTTAAAGTAGAATCTGATGGATAGTCAAATCCAATATCATCTGTAACAAGTTTTTCTACGTTTCCAATACTAGAACTAGATAATGAAAGTATCGCATCGGATCCAGATTCTGTTATTATGGTAGAAGTTCTAGGTAAAGATTTATAAGTTTTAAAGTTATTTTTAAGTTCTATCGTTTTAATAGGGCCACTTATATTTTTAGAATTTGAATAGTAATTAATTTCAGCATTTATATTTTTTACATACGAAGATTCTTCTGGATATGCTGGGAGGACATATTTAAAAGAACTTAATGTTTGTGTAGTAATACCAGATATTTTATAAGATCCAGAATAATCACTTAATTTTTTAGTTATTGTGTTTTTTATATCCGAATCTATAATTATTTCTTTCTTAGATGTTGGTAAATTATTAGATAATATTGGATCTAGTCTATAATATAACTTCTCTGGAATTTGATCAAAATAATCAATTTTAATATAAGATATGGTATCTATTCCAACTCTTCCAACAGAAGATAATTTATTTTTTCCAAGAGAATCTATAAAAATAAATTTATCTTTATAAGCTTCATCTGTATAGAAATTCAAAACAAACGCACTAATAATAGTATTATTTGATGAAAAAGATAAAGTAGGATCTGATAAATCAAATTGTAAAGATTGATCTTGTATAAAATTAATGGGAGGGTTTATTGGGTATATAAATCCATCTTGAGCCGAGTTTAAATTAACTTCAACTATATTCTCATACTCAGTTTCATAATACAATTCTGTTAGTTTAATTGTATCCGAATCTACAACAATAACATAGTATATTTTATTAATTACTAGTCCAGATATTGGATTTACAGCATCGTAAATTACTTTTTGTCCATTATAAAAATTATGATTTAAAATCTTTATAGTGTTTTTTTGTATATTTACATCCGAAGAACTAAAAGATTTATAATTAAATATTGATCTTCTATTTGCATCATTATATTTTACATTAATTATTTTTGTAGATTTTGGAATACATGAAATAGAAATAATGTCATTATTTTGTAATTCATGGTTTTCTAAAGTAGAAACTATAACTTCATTTCTATCAATTCTTCCTTTTAAAAGATTATTATAATTTGTTTTAAAAGAATGAGATTGACCAGTTCCAATTCCAATAAAATAAACATTGTTAAAAGTAGATCCAATACTAGTTCTTAATGTAGATATTCCTATAAAATTTTTACTTAAATTAGAAACATATACTTTAGAATTATCTTGTAATGTATATGTTAATGGTATAGTATTGTCTGAAATAATTAATGGACTTCCATAATTTGAATTGTATGTTAATTCTTCACCCTCTGTAAATGGATGGTTTGGTAAGTATATTGATCTAGAAATTGCAAATATTTCACTATTTCCTATTCCTGGGTTATTAATAGTTAATGTGCTTCCAATTCCTGTTCCTATCGATACAGATTCTGATGGATTGAAATAAATTTCTCTATTTATTTTATAACTTTTATTATCAGAATTATAATTGAAAATAAATTTTCTGCTTAGTTCTGTTAGAACATCTCCGATCGAATGGCTAGATCCTATTGTTCCATCAATTTGTCTTTGTATTTTTATTCTAGAAAGATTAGTATCAACCTCAAGTACTTTAATTCTCTCACTTCCTATAGAATAAAAATCATTCTCAATAATATTGGGATAATTAATATTTCCATATACTCCAACATAAGTAATTATTCCTGTTGTACTTGAATTTAAAATATTTTGATTTAAAGATAATTTATTTTCTAATATTCTTACTTCTGCTTGAATAGGCTCTTTTTTACCTTCAAATGAAATTGAAATTTGATCAAAATTGTTTAGATTATGAAAAGTAGATGCAATTCCTATTACTGAGTTTTCAGTAAAATAGTTTTGAAATTCTACATTTTCATATGTTTTTTGAGTGCATGAAATTGAAATTACAGATTTTCCTTCTATTTCAGAAATATTTCCATAAGGTACATTTTTATCATCACTTAAATCATCTAATAAAACAATATCATCTACTTTATATCCACTTCCTCCCGATAAAACGTTAAATTTTTCTATATACCCAGATCCAACATCTTGAATTAAAGTATTTTGTCTTTTTATACTGTTGGGATCTATTATGTAATCATACTTACTGTTTTCGTAATTGATATTATATTTTTTAGTATTTCTATGTAAATCTCTTATATCAAATATAGGTGCATTACTATCAATGAGATTTTCAAATATAAAATAATTAAATTCAGTTACCTCTGAAATATCTTGTGTTGAATTTAAATCAAAATTAAATTCTATGGGTTTTGATTTAAATTCATTTCCGATAAAATATGGAAAAACTGGTTTTTTATAATTCGAAAATATTGGAGAAGTATTATTTGGATCTATAGTAGAAAAATAAGCATAAATTCCCTGAGGAAATTCTGGAGTAATACAAAATCTACCATTAAATTTGTCCAAATCTCCAGAACCATTAAATTCATAATCTTCGACAAATAATCCTAAAGGATAATTTGAAATATTGGGCCTATTTGATTTTTCAACCAGAACATAACTAGATGTCATTTCTCTAATTTGGCCAGTTCCATCAGTATTTGAATATGAATATGGGCCATATATTGGATTTCCATCATAAGCCCACCCAATTATTGGAGAGTGTGATGAAGATCTTAATTCTTTATTTTGATATATTAAATCTGGTTGGTATTTATTATTTCCATCTACAAGTTTCTTACTCAATAAAAGTCTTCTTAATTTTCTAGGTGCATACGCATGTGTATATTGATATCCATAGTTTGAATTCAAACCTCTAAAGACAAATGAATCGTCATCTGTTATTTGCTCTTTTATAAAATTTCTTTCTACAGTATTGATATTCCAACTTTGTATTTTTGCCTCAAATGAAGCTCCAGATCCATTGGATATAACTTCTAAATCTAGATTAGAATATCCTATTCCAGGTTTGACAATTTGTACAGAGGTAATTGAACCAAAATCTATAACAGCAACTAATTCAGCATCAAATCCATCTCCAATAACATTTATTTTTGGGGGTGAAGAATACCCAGAACCACCATTATCAACTAACACTTGCACAATACTTCCTTCACTTGATAGTACAGCTGTTAATCTTGCACCACTTCCAACATTTATGGATATTTGAGGTGATCTATTATAGTTTATAATTGTAGATGTACCATATCCAATTCCACCATTTTCTAAAAATACACTCTTTATTTCTCCAGTAAATATAGGTTGCAATATAGGTTGGTAAATATAATCCGATTGAGATCCTACAGTAGAAATACCAGAGTTTGATATTACTTTTACAGATATGTCTGGATAATTAAATTCTTGATATCCACTTCCTATTGAAGTTATATTTACATATATTCTATTATTGAAAAAGAACTTTTCATCAAATCCTGCTATATTTTGGACAGAACATAATTTAAAAGTATCAGAATCAATTTTTTTTATATAATAATTATTCTCAGAAGTTATCCCCCCTATAGAAGTTCCAAAATTTTTATATTTTATTAAATCACCATCAAAAAATCCGTGATTTTTTATTATAAACGTATCATTGTAAATATTAACAATATCTGGATTTATTGTAGTATTGAATCTAATTTTTTTGTTTGTATATCCAGACCCAGGAGATTCTATTTTTATAGAATCTATTTTTTTCTTTTTTTCAAAAGATTGAATTCTATGATTACCTGTGCCATAATCATCGATATCGATTGCATTTAATTTATTGAGACAATCCTCTAAAGTTTTATACAATTTAATTGAATATTCATCAATTTTTTCAACAAAGTAGGTAGATCCATCCTTCAATCCATTTACTTCTTTTTGTCCATATGAAAAATAATATACCCTTTCTCCATTTTTAAGCTTATGATAGTCTAAAAATGATATAGTATTATTTGATAAATTAACTAATTGAGAGTTAAATTCTGAATTAAAATCAATAGAATAATCATATGATATTAAATTTGGAATAGCAATTGCTCCCTTACCATTTCCTCCTTTTATCTCTATTTTTGGATCTCCCTCATAATCAAATCCACCATCAATTATTTCAATCCTATTCAACCCTCCAACAATTTCACAGTATCCTATACAATTTCTTCCATATGTTTTTCCATCTACAATATCGTTTATGACTAATTCTGGGGGGTTGATGATATCATATCCAGACCCAGGTGAAGTTACAATAATTTCTTCAATCTCTCCATAAAAAATATTATCTTCAGATTTATAATTTAATATCTCTACGCCATTTAATAATAAACCAATTGTTCCATATTGAGTTTCATAATTTTTTCCATCATCTATAGGATCTTTTATTACTCTAATTAAATTTTGAGCATCTAACGATGTTAATTCTGACCTTTGAATATCTACATCATAAAAATTAGTATATTTTAATGAATTATTAATTATATTTCCTGATATTTTTAAATAATTATTGCTAAAAATATTGGGAAGACTTCTTGCCAATTGTATAGTTTCTTGATCAACTACATTTACAAAATAAATCCCATTTTTCAAATTAAGTCTATTCGATTCATCTATTTCATTATAAATTACAGAGTCTCCAGTATAAAAAGGATGTTTTCCAATTTTTAATAATGTGTCATTGGAAGATAGTGGATAATTTCCACTAAAAATTATAGAATTTTCCTTTACCGATAAACTCTCATTGAAATAATTTGGAATAGAATGTGATGTTATATAGACTGAATTTTCTTCATCTGAATAAATATTTTGAACATTTGCATTATAAGTATTGAGATTTGGGTAGTTTGATGCTATAACTTTAGAAATTTTTCTTTCTAAAGATATTTTTTCTAATATATTAATTATAGAAGTTGCTCGGATAAAATAAGTTTTTAAATCTTCTTGCGAAGTTACAGTTACCTCATATTTTGTCTGAGATTGGGAAGTTAAAATTAATTCATCACCTGGTAAAATAATTGAATCATCATATAATATTATCTTATATAAAAAGTTTTGTATGTCTTGGACTTGTATCGATGAAATGTTATATGATGACGCAATATTAAGAATCCAAGAATTTGATCTAATATCACTATCTACTGTTCCAAGAGAATTTATTTCTATAGTATCATTTGGAGAAAAAGAAAAATCACTCTTTACTACATTAACACCCGACAATATTCCACTTATTCTAACAGAAATGAATTCTGTTCTTTCAGAATTTGTGTATGCAATAGCATAATCATCAATATTAACTTCTGTCCCAGAAAAAATTGTTCTGGTTATCCCAGAACAATTGTAAAATTGTGTTGTTGATTTTTTTGAATAGAAAACTTTTATTGTTTCATTAGTGTCTTCAAGTCTAAAAACAAGATTTCCAGAAGGTGGAAATCCTATCGTCGAATCTACATCGATTGTATTCGTAGATGAATCTATATTTCCAATAATTTTAGTTTTTGCATGTACCCGTATTTTTGGAAAATACTTTTCAGAGAAAGATTTTTTTTCAGTATTTTTTTCATTAATTTGTTTTATATCTTCATTTATATCTAAACTAATGACATAGTAATCTTTATTTCCTCTTTTAATTTTCTCTACTTTATTAACTGTTCCAAAATTATTATCATCTACAGTATTAAAATATAATGTCCTATTGACTAAATTTTCTGGATTTCCTTCAATTTTTTCAACAACCAAATCTCTAGTTATTCTATAATCTGCATCCGATGGTTGTATTAAATAATCTCTTGGTTTTATTACTTCTACTGGTTTTGAATATAAGGCATTGAATAAAACTTTAAAAGAAGAATCAGTTCCTTTTGCTCCATAAAAGTTAGAAGATTGCTTCAAAAATGTGGCTTGGTTTAACCCAGAATATAATTCTACTTCATCAAATCCTGGAGTAAATTGATATTTTAATTTTGAGAAAAATTTACTTAATAAGATATAATTTAAATTATATACTATAGATGAAGTTGGAAAATCATTTGCTTCTGATGAAGAAAACTCCAATTCATCTTGTACATTTTCCTTTTCATAGGATACAATTCCAGAAAATCCTCTAGAACAATCATAAAATTTAGTATCATCTTTATATCTATACGTTATAATTTCAGATGTAGTTGTTGATAATGGATTTTGTATCCTTAATAATCCATAGTTTTCTGGAAATCCATCTGTTGATTCTACTTCTATAATTTTATCATAAAAAGTTATGGATTTAATCAAAGATGTTTTTTCTATTTGCCTATTAATAGCATCGACCTTTACATATTGATCTATATTGTTTAATATATCATATGGTAAAGATGGGGATTCTAAAGAATGATAGTATTGAGATAAAAATTCTAATACTAATGGAAAATCTTCTTTTACAAATCTTGGGATTTGATTTTCAATTATTATGCCTATTTTTACTCTATTTTTTACCATTATCTTATTAAGTCTCCATTAGTATAACTTGAAGTTACCGTGTAATTTACACCAGATATGTCAGCCCCAGATGATATATCGTCAGAAATCATATTTAAAATACTAGAATTTATATCTAATTGTAAATATAAATCTTGCAATCCTATAATATCATTTGATTTTGGAGTTGCAGAAATTTCTATAGTTGGTGTTGATCCTTTTTGTATTGTTGTTGATACTATATTTATTGGATATAAATTTATTTCACCTTTAATATAATCTACTGTACCGATATTATTTCTTACAATTTCATATCCAGAAGAATCTGAAAATCTAAACAAAATAATTTTTCCCGTTTCCATATTAGAATCTGGAATATCTGTTATATACACATCTCCTACAACTCCACTTACTCTAAAAGCTGAAGATTTTATATTATATCCACTTGATTTTTGCGGATAAAATTCATTTCCAAAACAAATTTCATATTCTGCAAACGTATTTGTAATTACAAATAAATCTCTCCTCATTTGCATTTTTGTTATATTTGATGTAATTGATATATCACTATCATCTATTATTTTTAAAAATTTACTATATTTGAATCTTGATCCATAAGAATTTAATTCGGAGGATTTTGAATATTTTGATATATTTTCAAAAACTTTTGTTCTCAACAAATCTGGTCCTGTTGATAAATTTTTGTTATAATAAACACTTGAATTATATTCAATATAGAGATATTTTAAGTCTAAAATCTCTGGGACAATGCCAGCAACACTATAATTTCTTAAATCTCTTTTTATATTGTCTTTTATAGTGCTAGAAAGAAAAGATCCATTGATAGGTTTTATTGTAATAAACACTCTTCCATATTTTGGAGGAGTCATTGTTTCTCCACCAAACACAGAAATAGAATCTATCTCTGGATATAAATTTCTAACAATGGCTTCGTAATCATTGGCAGTTACAGCTCTATTTTGTGCTGCATATGTTTTTACTGATGAATTTCTTATAGAATTTACATCCTCTATAGATTTTCCACCTTGAGAGGATGAATCAACTCTAATAATAGAAACATCTTGAGTTGCTAAATTTCCATTATTATCGAATAATCTACCAGCAAAATTAAAACTAGATATTCCATTTGCCTCTTCACCATTGCAAATTAAGTAATCAACTTCTATTACATTTCCTTCTGTTAGGGAAGATCCAAAAACACCATCACCAAATACTAATTCATATCTTTCATTTTCAATTTCCTGTAAAAAGAAAATATTTGATTTCGAATTGATATTTAAAATATTTTTAGAAACTTTGAATACTTTTACTATGGAACTCGTTGCAGAATCTCTTACTTTAACTCTGATTAATTCTGTGTCTATTCCTACGTTATCTAAAATGTATCTTTGAAGGTTCTTATCAATAAATGGATTTACAGTAAAATTTGTGCTTAATAAGATCCCTTCATATATTTTTATATTTTCAAACTTTGCAATATTATCTACAACATTTACTGTAATATCCTCTGGAATCGAAAATGAGTATGCTCTAGAATTAAATTGATTTGAGGATATACAAACTACACCTTTTTTAAGTGTCAGTGTTACTGGTGGGTTTGGAAATCTTTCAGTATTGACTGAAAAATTTATAACTGCTTTAGATGCAGTTCTTGATCTTGGGACATATCCTATATTTTTTGCCAGAGATACTATATTTTCTCTAAGAGTAGCACTGTCAATAAATATCTCATTACTCAACATATTTGCATTATATGATGAAATATAAGTATTATATGCTAATATATCGATAATGACAGATAAATTAGATCCCTCATAATCATAATCGGTGAAATTACTATTAGTTCTTAGATAATCTTTAATTGATTCTCTAATATTATCATAATCTAGATTTGTAAAATTAACTAATGGCATTTATCTAGTAGGTAATAGTGCAAATGATAATTCTTGAGGTAGAGCATCAATTCCAACAATTGTATAAATTATTGTCACATCAAATTGATTGTCATCATAATTTGGTATTACAATAGTATTATTTAATACAACTCTTGGTTCGTAATTTTCAATTACTAATTTAATTTGTGATCTAATATTATCAGCTTCAATTGGATCTATATTGTTAAATAAAATATTTGATACATTACTCCCAATGGTTTGATTGTAAAATCTTTCTCCATTGAGAGTAAGAACCAAATTTCTTATTGATCTTGAAATCGCATTTTCATTTTTTAATTGAATCAAATCATTATTCAAAGGATTCATTTGAAAAGACATGCTTAGATCTTTAAACCCTTTACTAGTCTTTTCTAAAGGCATTTTAAAACTTGTTTAATAACTCTATCTTATATTTATTAGGTTATTTTCCAATTTTTTAATGGCAAAGGTTCTGTTCCATACTCCCAATCATCATAGTCATCATCATTTCTAATTTTTTCATGAATTTCATTTTGTGGATCAAAATTATGTTTTTTTGGTGTTATATCATCATTTGATATTTCCCTTAACATTTTTGTGTCATGATATTTAATTTTATCTTCATTTTTAGTGGAAATCTCTTTACATTCTATTGTTTCCACTGATCCATAATCAGTACATAAAAATTCTGTTCCCCAGGTTTCTTTCATATATTCTGAGTTTCTATCCGATTTAGACATTTGTGGTTTCTCCTGATTTTAATTAAAATCAGAACTTTTTACGGGGTTGCTATCCCGTTAATCAATATAAAAACCAGATCTCAAGTAACTTTCATCCTTAATATAGTTATAAGATTCTACATTAGACAATTTTTCATCGTTCCAAACTGGAATCGCAATAGAATTTCCATATCTAAAATTTGGATTTACTCTGAAATGAACTTCAATTAAATGATTTCCTATAAATTCACAGTTAATATATTCATAATTACCAACTAAATTATTTAAAATTTCTGGAAACTGTATATTTTTATCAATTTTTTCCCATTTTTCCCATTTGTACAATGGTTTATTTGTATTTTTTGTACCTAAGACCACTAATTCTGATTTTTTATCTCTAAAATCAACACTTATGTGATGTCCATAAAAAATTTCCGACCAAAATTCTGCTGGATGATAATGATCGGTGTGCTTATCAATGTATTCTCTGCGGGCATAACGACTCATGCCGAGTAAATTCATCATCGGCCTAACAATATAAAAGTCGGGTTTAGGAACAAACGATCCAGTTGGACCGCAAGTATAACCTAATTCCCGACTTAACATTAATTTATTGTAAATCCACAAATCAGAAGGATGAATAGACTCCCATTCTTGATTTGTATCTGGAAAATCCATGGAATAAATTAGTATCTGTACTATTTACCCTGGCCACGATATTTTTTCTTTTTTCCATTACGAGAGGTTGCCGAAAGAAGAGTTCTTGAAGAGAGGCCCTGCCGAGTTTTTTTAGGAGCCCCTGGTTCAAAATTAAGCTTGTTTGTTGCGCCACCCTTACTAGCCATTAAATTTCCTCCAATTCAATTTTATAGGGGTCAATATGTGTTTGATTTTCATTATAATAAGAATGAGTCATCTCATTAATAATCTCTGCACATTCATCATGAGAGAGATTTTTGTAGATGACTCTTCCATCATAAAGAATATTAAACATCAGATGAC